CTCTGCTCCATTCATTAGTCCTTAGTCAACGATACAAAGGCAGGGTCAACATCATCTTTAGGATTAGCAGTCCAGTGCATCGTCATATTAATCTCACGATTAGACTCTCTAGTTTCTGGTCCATAAGTTTCAACACCCTCATCTGATGTGTGCTTAACCTTTCTAACCTCTGTGTAAGGTGTAGCTTCATAGAGCATCACATCATCTAGTGTAGTTAGAGCAGTAACCTCTGCTTCCTTAGTTACTTGTTCAGCATACAGTGTATCTGAGTATGTTTGAATATCAGTAGGTACAGCCTTACCACCCTTAGATGCTCTCTGCCAATACCAATCAATCTGTCCTTGCTTAGATGCAAGTTGAGAGTTAATCATACTGAACATAGATTCTTTAAGAGTATCTACATCTCTAGGTAATGACTCAGGTGTTCCTACACCATCAACGATTGTTACGTTACCCGACCAGTAGTATCTGTTATCTACTGTTGTTTCAGAGTAAGGCGTTACACCTAATGACTCTAATAGTTCAGCATCTCTAAAGACTTGTTTGGGGTATGTTGTGCCTTCTATTGTTAAAGACTTTGGTGTTTTAATTACGTTATTGTTATGTAACCACATATTGTGTTCTCCTGTTATCTGGCGTTAGTATGTTTAAAAGGTTGTTCTGCGAAGGCGAGGTAGATGTAAGAGCCACTAGATACATTGACTGCCGAGCTAGTATCTCTAACCTTAAAGCCATTAGAAAGCATATCTATATCATAACCACTTGCTAATGTACTTTCTGCGTGTGACTGGTTAGCCGCCAACACAACATCACTAACATTATTAGCGTTACGCTCTGAATCATATATAATCCAATCATTAGTTGTACTTGACACTTTAACCATCACATAAGCAGGTCTAAACCCACAATGTACAAACGTACCGTCTGTACTACCGTTACCAGTATATGAGCCTACCTTTGAGTAGCCCTCTACACTGTGGAAAGCGTAAGCAATATATCCAGTACCGTTGTGATTTGTAACATCCGCATAAGCAGTATTGCTTAATGAAAAAACACTTGAAGTAGGAGCTGTGTCATTAAATAGATTAGCGTCAGTCGATGATGCATTAGTATTGTTTAATGCCAAAGACCCAGCGTTACCGCTTAAACTACTATGGTAAACCTGCCAAGAATATAAAGCAACACTAGCACCTCGTTGTTTTATAATAACCATATCAGGAGCTTTTGACAATCCGTGTCCTACTGTTTTCCCTCCAACACCTGTACCTGTCCAACTAACAATACTGAACCCAGCATCTGCATTAGCACTGACTTGTGAATCAATAGTACCTACTTCGTTTAATACATCAGTACCGTTTGCTTTCCAGAACCAACCAACAGCTTGTGTCTGACTTAACCCAGCATCTGACGAATAAGTAACGCCATCAGAGTCAAAAGAAACAATACCCAAAGCATCAGTAGCACCTTCAACAGAAGTAGTATTGCTATTTAAACCTTTTGCACCTGTTCCTCTAATAATGTCATAAAGATAGTGGTTGTACGTTTGATTTCTTGATTTATGCCAAACCAAATCTGGTGCAAAACCAACGCCAGTTACTGCTGTCGTATTAGTATAGATACTTGTATTAAAATGCTCACTAGGTATAACAGCAGGGTCAGGTAGATTAGACGTACATAATGCTAGGAAGTCAGTAGGGGGTTCGTAAAAGAAGTCACCCACACTTCCAGAGTCTGTATATGGTCCTGCTGTAGTTGTATCGTTACCAGCGAATGATGAGTCTTGTCCGAAGTTTGCTACAACTACAGAAGCAGTTCCAGAATTAGCAATACTAAAAGTATGAGAATCCGTTGGAATTGTTATTGCTCCTTGTGCCGAGTTATTTTTATAGAAATTAACTGTATGACTATCTTGGTCTAGTGCTACTCCAATAATATCTCCAGCAGCATAACTTGCTCCATAAGAAACACCAGCTGCCTGAACATATTTATTACCATTACCAGAGAAATAAGCAGCACCATTATTTGTAGCAAAATAATTTGGCCTTGTCGTATTATTTACTGAAATACCTAGAAGTGTTCCATTATTACCAATACTAGATACTAAATATTCACAATACCATTTACCAGAATCTACATATATAGAACTTCTACCTTCAATGTCATCACCAACAGATACTTTCAAATTTCCTTCACTAAATGTTGGAGCACCTACTTTATCCAAAGGATTAAGCGTAGCAAAGTTATTAGTAGGACTATCCAACATCTGGTCTGTAGGTTGTAGATTATTAACTGTCCAGTTGTTTGTGTTACTAGAAGCATCAGTACCTAATGAGCCACTATTACTGAAGTCTAGGTAGAAACCATTAGTACCATAAGTACCTGCGTATTCAATAGGCTTCCAGTGTCCGTAGTCTTCGTCTGTTTCACCGAAGTCTGCTGGAGTTAATGCTTGACCATCAACGAAGTTTACTTCTGCTAGGTAGCCGTCGAAAAATCTATTATTAGTTCTACCACCAATTTCAATAGCTACATTCGCAGTAGGCATTTGTCCGTTTGCATCTGCAAAAGCAGCATTAATTGTATTGGCTGCTTCCGAGCCATTAACATATAATTTGAACCTATTGCCAGCAGTACCATTGCTAAAATCTGCAACAACCATTATATGATACCAACTACTTGTATCACGGAATAAAGCAGTAGTTGTTGCTATTCCATCAGCACCAGAAGTTCCTTGTTGAAATTTTAGTTCGCCATCTGTTTCAAATGTTAATTCTGTTCTTTGGTTGCCAGAGCCATAACTATGAAAGATTGTTGATTGTGAACCTAATGATAAATTTCCACGCTTTACCCAACAACTCCAAGTCCAAGTCTTACGATTACCTGTAACACTAGGAGTCCTACTTAAATAAGCACTATCATTGTCATTAAATCTTAATGAGTTATCAATGTCATAGCCACCAGTGCTGACACCAGCTGCACCTTGCCGTCCTTTGTCTGAAGCGAAAGCCATTAGGCGAACCCTGTGCCAGCTTGCATACCGTACCAACTACTACCGTTAGATACGAATGAATAGATTGTCTTAGCGCTGCCTGTTGTTGGTGCTGCCCCGCCCGACCAGAGAATAGTTCCTGACCATGCCGCTGGCACGGTTGCTATAACTGTAAATGCTTTACCTGCTGCTGCGGTAGGCATAGTAACCGTACATAGGGAAGCGTGTGTTACTTCAAATAAAGTACCGAGTGCTAAGTCTATTGTGTAAGTTGAAGCAGAAGAGGTTGCCTCTGTTTCAGTAATACCTTTAAGGGTTTGTGTTGTTGTGAATGTATTAGCAACGTCATTCTTAGTTGTATCAGCATCATAACCTTGTACTGACGTGCCAATGTCTGCATCAACTACAATAGTAGCATCATATGCTTGAACATCAGTACCAATAACTAATCCTAAAGATGTTCTACCTGTTGCTGCTGTTAATCCTGTAGTACCACCATCCCATTTAGTATCTGTATTTGTATCAGTATCAGTCCAAGGTACGTTTACTACTGCTTGACCAGTGCCGTTTAACTGAACACCATAAGTTCTGCTCGCTGTAGTAGTTACTGCATTTGCTGCTGTACTTTGAGCAGTTCCATCTTCTATCTTTACTAAGCCTTCAGTAGAAGTGGTTGCTGTTGAATATGTAGTATCTGTATCGGTGGTTTGTGCTACCCAAGATAATTGAGCAGAACCATTAGTCTTTAACACATACCCAGCAGTACCATCATCTTGTGGATACTTAAGACCATCTAGAACTACATCACCAGTACCGTTTGGTGTGATTGCTATATCACCGTTAGATGCTGATACTATTGAGTTTCCATTAACATCTAAATCTCCACCTAGTTGAGGCGTAGTGTCATTGACTACATTGGGTGACTTTCTTGAAATTGCCATTGTTCATCCTCTTATCTTATTAAGTAGTTAGCTGAAGAATCCCGCTTGTGTTCCACTTGATTGTTAGGTCGTTATTTACATTGTCTTGATTAGAGACAAAGTCAATGTATCCCAGTAAAGGTGAAGTAGAATCAGTACCTGTAGATTTATAAATCACGGCGTAGCGTGCCGTACTAAATCCCGATGCATTAGAAGCCCATGTTACATTTGCTGCGTCATACATAGCATCATTAGTAGTAACTGTAGTTACTGCCGTAGAAGCCAGTGTTTCGCCGCCAGTGGTGTAACCACCGCCGCTCGCCATTTCATTAGTTATATCATCATAAAAATCATGCGCTACTGATGGAGTGTATGTACTCGAGTGTAGTGAGACCTTGATAGTGTCTGTATCTAAGTCGATTGTACCGTCTAAAATATCTTTAGTGGCTGTGTTGTAAAAAGTAATGGATGCCATTTTTGTTCTCCTGTGCTTATGCTACCCTGATAATTGCAGTTGTACTGCTTGGTGTTGGGAATGAGATTGAGAAGGTACCGTTAGATACATCCTTATCCACTCCAAAATCTAAGACCATAACTGCCTTATTACTACTAGTGCTATTGTATATCAAAGCACCCCTAGCCGTAAAGGTAGCGGAAGTCCAAGAAATATCGCTAAAATCAATAAAACCCGTGGTGCCTGATAAGGCAGGGTCTATATTGGTCAATGTGTTGCCTCCGGCTGTATATCCAGTGCCTGTTACTTCGCCAGTCGTAGTGTATGCTGTAGTAGTAGCACTTAGACTAGCAGAAGAAGTGTACAACGCCATCTTAAAGGTATTACCTCCAGAGGCATTGAAATCATGTAGTGCCTCAAGTATTTCTTTCTTAAACGAACTGCAGAGCGCTTGTGTAATTGCCATTATGCTTCCCCTAATGTAAGTGAGCGTGTACGGTACTCATCGGTACGGTTTCTTAAATTTTCTTCTATTATTACTCTCTGTAGTGCTTCCTGGTATTTAACAGTGTAGCTCTGTGTGAGGTCTGGTGCTTCTTTCATAAATAAAGATGCCTCTACCAAACACGCATACAGTAGAGCATCAGGTGCGTTGATGCTAATCCATGTAGTAGTTGTAGATGAAGACAGTCCACTAGGTCTATAAGTATAACTCATCTCTACTGTAGTATCAGCAGAAGGAGATGGTACTATGTAAATAGTATCGTTATCCCAATGTGCATAATATCTAGGTGAGCCCTCCACACTACGGTCAGAAATATAATCATCCATAAAACTCTTGTCTTTCTGTAAGAGGTAAGTACGAGCGCCGGTAGAAGATACTGCCTGTAAAGAGCGTAATACAGCAGCACCTGAGGGCATAGACAAGAACTCGTCTCCCTTACTCAAGGTTGCTGTAGCATCTTTTCTGGCTGCATTTAAGTCCGTGTCTCTTAGTATACGTACCTCAGCAAGCTCAATAATAAAATCAATCTCGCCTGTGAAGGTGGTCTCAGAGTTAGCTGTCCAGTCTTTAATAGATTGTACTAATTGTGCATATGTCATGATATAGTCACCGTAACTGAGTTTACTGAGCCTGTGGGTTCAAACCCTCTGAACATTGTACCAATAGGAGTGTCCCCTGTCGATATGTCTGTCGCTGCAATATTGCCTTGGTTTGCCTCTACATCTACATCAGGCCTAGGTTGCATTAATGCTTCAGCGTCGTTAGGTGTTCTCCCTGGAAACTCCAAAGGGGACTTCTCGTCGAAACATTCAGAGCACACTTTAAAACCTGTCCATTCTAGTAATAAAGTAGTGTATTTTACCTCTACACCACAGCGGTCACACATACTCCTAGCATATTTACCTGAGGCATACTTAGCCATTATAAGCGTCTCCTAGCAGGTACAAAAAAGCTACTAGAGCGTTCTCTGTCCTCATCCAACGCACGCGTCAGCTCCTCTTCGTATACTGATTTAAGCAGTGTAATTCTATCAGGCATTTTCTTCATACTTATGTAATAAGCAAGACCCGCAACCAACGCAGGTAAGAATCTAGTTGGTACATCTACTGTCTTAAGACTAGTGCCTACATCCTCTATCTTCTCCATCGCGTAATACTCGATGGTATCTGTAGCGTTCTCTGGGGCAGGCCATACATACAAAGTAGGAGTGCTTGTTCTCTCCAGATAGTATTGAGATGGTCTAGCTTGTGTTGTCTTATTAGGGCGGGCATGGTAGTCCGCTCTTGAGATACGCGCCATAGATAACTCTGCAGTAGAGCGCTTACTGTTTACATCTAGCAAGTCTATGACTTTACCATCTAAAGTATATGAGGCAGTACCTTTAACCAACGCCTGGGAAGTCTTATTTACCTTCCATAGGTGTATACCTCTGTTGCCCCACTCCTGAAGCATGATATTCATACTACGACGCGCAGTTTTAGCGTCATAACCACTACGGAGTTCTAATCCGCACCTTTCATACGCCTCCTCACAAATATCTGAGACATCTAGGTTAAATGCTGTAGTTCCTGAAGTGGCCACTTAGCTGCTCCTATGACTTAGATAACTCTAAGATAATACTATATGTATCGCCAGCACTAGCACCTACGGTGGTAAATGAGATATCTCCTGTTACACCCGAGCCTGCATTGTTATTGACCCCCCCGAAAGACCTAAAGTCTAAGTGTGTGGCCTCATCTGCAGGCGCTACTACTGCCAATACATCTGCAGTAGCATCGAACAACACACTAACAGCCATGCCGTTAGTCATTGCCCATACGCGCATAACTTTAAGTTTTGAAGGTGCGTTTAGTAGTGCTGAGGCATCTGCCTTTACTACCGCTGTTTCGCCTGTACCATCTGATACATTTGTAAATTTCATAACAACGGTCTTAGAACCGTCCATGATAGTCTGACTTGTTACTGAATCTGCCATATTGACTCCTATGAGAAGAGGGGCTTCGCCCGCTCATTGAAAGATAGTGTTATTATAACTTAATTACAGGTAATAAAAAAGGACTCCCGAAGAAGCCCTTTAAGTTCGATTGCTGTTAAGCTACCGTAATAGATGCCGCCGTTTGGAAGTTCCCATTAATTAACCAGTTTGTTCCATCACATAAGAAATCGATATGGTCACCAATTGCTTCTGTTCCGTCTTCTAACGTAAGTGTGGTTGCTCCAGCACAGGTTTGAATAACACCTGCTTCTGCGATAGGGCCACTAATTACTGCCGTAGTTGCCGTAATAACGTAGTCTGTAGAAAAGGCTGCACCTACTACAATCTTGAATTGTAAACCACTAAGGGCTGTGGCTACTGCTGGCAACGTAATTGCTCCGCCAGTACCACCATTTAATACTAAAACCTTACCGTTGTCCGCTGAACTAACTGTCTTAGTCGCGCCAACAGATTCCATTTTGCCAGAGCCTACTGCTACTGGTCCACTAAAGTGTGTTGCACTCATTGTATTTCTCCTGTGTTATCAGTCAACTTCTATAACGACCGTTATAGAATATATAGTGTGCTTATTGCACATAGTTATTATAACTTAATTATTGTATTAAACAATAGGCAATAAAAAAGGCCCCCGAAGGAGCCTTTAAAAGCTAAAGCCTTTAGTACTGCGGGTTTCCCCTAAGCACCAGGCGAACCATATACCGCTCGGAAGTCTGACCAACCGAATGAATAACGCTCGCGAGCCTTGTAACGAACATTGCCCGTTTCAAAATCTCCCTCCATCCCAGTCTTCATACCAACACGGTTGAAATGCTTCAAGCCGTTAGGAGCATCAGTACGGATAAACCAAGCGTCAGTATCGGTTAAGTAATGATTGACAGTCGCACCACCTGGTAATACACCAGTTGATTTAATTGCATTCAAGTCATTATCCGCTGTTGCTACGCGACCAGAAGAACCTAATACACGTTCTGCGACGAATATTAAGTCTGAAGGTACACATAGTGATTGACCTTTAACCGCAATCTTTAAACCACGCTCATCAGTAAACTTGCTAATATCAATTAGCGCAGCTTCTAATGAAGTTTCGTTTAAGTCAGCAGCCACTGAAGGCTCGTTAGCAATAGTGCTACCGTTCAACAGTGTGTGAGTACCAATCAGCTCAGTACCATCACCACCTGCGTATGAAGAGTTAAATGCATTATTTAATACATCAGCACCCTTAACATTTTTAGTGTGGCTCATAGAACGAGCTAGTGCTTTAGTATAACGAGATGATAACTTGTCGTACAAATTATCTTCCATTGCTTCCTCAGTAAGAGCAAAGCCTAAAGCGATTGTTTCATGGTTATAACGAGATGTGTAAACTTCTTGTGCAGTATCGTAAGCAAAGCCTGCGCCTTCTGCTTTAGTTGCTGCATTACCGAAGCCAGATAACATCACTTCCTCTTCAAACGCGCGGTCTGAAGATTCAGTATCAAAGATACCTTTCCATTCGTCTTGATATTTAGAGTACTCTAAGCCAAATAAGGCGTTAAGTCCCGGTTCTAACTCTTTTACGAGTTGTGCTCTATTAATTGCCATAGTCTTCTATGCCTCCTTAAATAGCAACAACTTGCTTAAGAAGGTGCTCATTAATAATGACTTCAACTTCTGCGTTAGCACCAGTTGCGTTTCCTGTCTTATTAATTAGCCCAACTTGTTTAAGTTGCCCGCTTGTTGCACTAGCTGATGAAGTATCAACTTCCATAGAAGAACGACCATTAGTCGCGCTACCTGCTGCAACTACAACATCAAAGGCAGAGCCATTCATTGCTGTAGTCATAGTACCATCGTGTTGTGCACTGTATACAATACTTGGGTCATCATATACAAATGCTTTCACATCATTTGAACCAAGTGTAGTTGTAGAAGCTACCCAATTGTTCTTAAATACTACAGAACCATCTGTAGCAGTATATTCGACACCGCCGAAAACTCCAACAATATTCACATCAGTTGCGTCCGCCTGCTCAATGTAGCCGTCTGCTTCTAGTGTTACTAAATCGCCAGAGAAAATTGCCGTAGTTTCACCTGATTCGATAAGGTATTCGTTTGCACGAATAGTCCCACCGCTCATGTGTCTTACAGGCGTAAATCCGTTAGGATTATCTGAATTAGCCATTGCTAAGCCCTCTCTATTAAATTAAACAAAAGTATTTTATGTTTGACTTCCGAAGGTAGTCGTACTCTTTCGTTCCGGAGAACTAAGTGGCATCGACGGATTACTCTCTTTCATCAAATCATTATCTACTGAAGCCAGTTGGTCGTCAGCGCGGCTTCTGTAGTAAGCATTCCGCTGTTCTACGAACTCCATCGGGAATTTCGCTAGAACTAGTCCACCTGTTCCTATGCAACCATTCAATGCTGTCCCATCAGAGATGGTAGGCGCTTGAAACTCAGGATGGTCCTCAGCTTTTACAAGCTCGTACCCCTCACGGAGTCGTTTGCTCATATTAACCTTGTCCTCCTGACCAAGCATTTCTGCTCGAATCCATCGGTACTTCCAACCCTGAGGAGCTTCTGGAGCTTCTAACAGTGATGGTGGTGTCCATGACTTAGCGCGAACTGTAGTATCGCGGTTACTTGCAGCGCGTGACGAACGCTTGTCTGTGTTTAGCGTCACATTATTAGTTGCCATATTAATTAGCTCCCTTATACTTTGCGTATTCTTCTAGAGGTACACCTAAGCGTTTAGCAATATCTACTTCACTTGCGGATAACCTTACTTTGCGTCCAGATTTCTTGGCACCCTTGCGAGAGCTGCCTGCAACCGTCTGAGTCGTTCGGTTGTTTGCTTTGAACTTGTGCGGGAACGCCTCACGCATTCGTTCATTAACTTCATTATAGTACTCATCGGTAGTTGGGTCAACCCCCTCTTCCGTAACCAGTTTATTATGGAAAGCAAAAGCCGATGCTGTCATAGCCTCATCCTTTCCAAACCACTCATTTTCCTTAGCCCACTCTACTGCTCTATCGTCGGTAGGAGCTGTCTGCTGGAACTGTTGCTGTATCTGCTGGTCAAACTCATTAGGTGCCTCTAGCTCCTTATCTGAGGCCTCCCATTCAGCCTCTTTACGGCGTCTAGCTCTCTCTACAGTATCTCTTTCAGTTGCTAGCTTTGCTAATTTTTCATTAGCTTCTGTTGCCTTAGTAGAGTCGCCTGTGTCAAAAGCAGTTTTATAATCAGAACGGGCTTTCTCTAACTGACCATCTAATCTACCTTCATACTCACCCATAAGAGTTTTATCTGATTGATTAAGTCTTTTCTTCACGTTCTTAAGCTCGTTGTTCACACCACGGGCGAAATCTAATGCAGCTTTTTCTTTTCTCTCAGCCTCTCTATACTTATAAGTGAGTTTTTTAATTCTCTTTTGAACCCCATCAGAATATTCTTCTAGTTCTTCCTCTCCTGTGTCCTCTACTACCTCTAGAGTAGTCTCCTGTACCTCTTCTAACTCGTAGTCAACTTCTTTAGCATTTTCTACATCCATTTTACTTCTCCTAGTAAGCGAGATACTTTTCTGGGTCGTCAATCAACGCCAGAATCTCGTCATCATTTAAAATCCTCATTTCCAGATTGTCTCTCTGGATACGAGCACCTGCATAGCGTCCGAAGAGAACAAAGCTCCCTTCTGTACACCATGGCCCATCGGGGTACCTGCTCTTGTCTTTATAACAATCAGGCCCCATCTTAACTACATACCCAACCGTAGAAGCTACTGTCTCAGCTTTATGCATCGCGTCGGACACGATAATACCGCTCTTGGTAGTCTTTGGGGGTGAGTATGGAATCATTAATAACCTATACCCGGTAGGTGTAGGGATACCTTCTAAGTCCTCGGGGGTTAATTCCCGAGGGTCTATTTCGTTTTTCTCTAACATCTTTTCTCCTTTAGCAAGCTGAAACGCAGCTTGAACGCATTATGTATCTGCTTTGGTCATATTGCCCAGTAGCTCTAAAATGTTACTCTCCACCAGAGCTAAGCCCTTGTAGGTACCTTTTAAATGTTGGTATGAATCCCAATCTGGGACATTACCAACAGCACAAGCTGTTTCAATAGCTTGTTTATCGTTACGCAAGCGCTTTAGAAGCTCCTCCGCGAACGTGCTTGCATCGTGCATACTTTTCTCCTTTTCTGCATTTTATTTGCGGTTTCCATATGGAATACCGTTACTTACTGGACCCTTGCTTGGGGGTGGGCCCTTCTTTTTTCCGGGCATTTGCTACCTCCTTTTGTGTTTTTGAGCGTTTCTGCTCGTTTAACAGTTGGGTATACATCTGACCCTCTGCAACATCAGCGTCTAATAGAGCATTCTCTCTAGAGGCTGCAATTGTTTCTTGATGCTGCTGGTACTCTAAGTCCATTCTCTCTCGCTGCATCTTCTCTTGTGACTTAAGTCTAGTTAACTCAATCGCACTACGCTCTTCGTCAACCTTGTTCTTCTGCTCTAGCTTAGCCGCTTCCTGCTCCATCTTAGCCTGAGTTGCAGGGTCTATAGGCGGTTGCTGCATAGCCTGAGCCATCTGCTGGTCTTTACCCGTGATTTGAGATGTAACCTGCGCCGCCTTCTGTGCAATCTGCGATGCCATTTCTGGGTCTTCCACACCTTGTGGGATAGGCTGACCAAGCATTTGCTCGGCTTCGACCTTGTATTTAAGTGCGTAATGCTCTTGAATATGGGCTGTAAGTACCGCTTGCATGCCTTGAATCTGCTGATATGCAGGGTTTTGTAGCATTTGCATGTGTGCTTCGATGTGAGCATCGTGATTCTGCTCCTCAAATGCCTTCATAGGCCTACCTGTCATAGAGTTCATATTCTCTGTGACAGGGTCTAATGCCTCCAACTCTGGCTCTGGGGGTAGTAATTTATCTACATTATCAACACCTAAAGCGTGATACATGCGCTTGTAAGCCTCTCTAACATCGTGAATTTCAGGAGAAGCTTGAGCTAAATTAAGCTGTTGCTGAGCCATCATCACGCGCTGAGCCATTGAGAAGATATTAGGGTCTGATACAGGAATCACGTCTACACGCTCGTCAAAATCTGTCTTCTTAATCATGTTCTCACCACCCTCTACTTCATATGGGTAGTCATCAGGCATATTCTCATGAATAATACGCGCTAACATCTTAAATTCCATCTTCTGCGCGCCGTGTAAGCGTTTGTGTACAGCAGACATAATCTGTGAGCCTTTCTCTAGTAGTGCTACCGTTGTGCCTACAGGCATGTCTTGTCTTGAATCACCTACTTGCGTATCTGTAATAGATGCAAAGCGTCTGCCTGTGTCCACCAACACACCTAATAATGCTGATAACGTATTAGACGGCTCTTTGTATGGCAACGGCATTAAAGAGTCTCTAATAGAGGCTCCTGTCGTATCTACATCGCGCCACTCGCCAGGTGCAATTGGCTCGTCTTCGCCTTGTATACGTAAACCTCTGGCTTTAAAACCACCCGGTAGATTAGATAGAGTGCCTGCATCGATTAACTGGCGCAAGATAGCAGTTGCTGCGTAAGTAACGCCACCAATCATGTGGATTAAACCGAAACCGTAGAAACCTAGTCCCGGTAGGAACTTATAATGACAGAAATAAGCTATTTTCTTTCTGCTGTCATCACCTTCTTTCCAATTTTTACGTATAGAGAGTACTCTTTCAGTGTCTTTATCAATGGTAATAATGTAAGGTATAGCAATACCTGTTTTACCGTCTTCATCTTCATCTTCAAATCCTTCTAAATCTAAGTCGATATGCATCTCTAATAGAGTGTGTATATCGTTGTAATCACCAGCAATACTTGAGCCTGTGTTATTGTGTTGACCTGATGCCTCGTCTAAGATAGTGCGAGCACCTGACTCAGTCAGTTCTGAGCCTTCGCCAATATCATCAGTGTCAGAGTAGAAGCCTACCTGCTGCTGCTTTCTAATGTCGTTTGCTGACATACGAATAACATGAGTTACGCGACTAGCTGTACGTAAGTCAGTAGTCTCATACGGCACAACTAGGTCGTCGGCTGTAATATAAGTACTAACAGGGCGGTCAATGGCATTGTCATAGTAAATCTTCTTAAATGCACTACCAGAAAGAGGTAGATAGAATAGCATCTGGTCCATCTCAGACTCAAACTCTTCCATAACATGAAGGACATTATAATTCATGAAATCTTTAACGCGATTACTCTGCTTGACCTTCTCATCTGTCTCGACGCCAACAATAGATGTATCTACAGGGCCGTTTGCAGGACACATTTCTTTAAATGCTTGTGACTGGAACTGGGTTACTGCTTCGGCGAGGATAGGATGATGAACGCCCGACGCGCCTGCGAACGGCTCGTCTCTTTCTTCAATCTTAAGACCAAGTAAGCTGATTCCTTTTGTGTAGACTTCTTCCCACTCGCTTCTGGATTCTCTATCTTCTTCGTATAAATCAATTAACTCAGCGGCAATTTCTTCCAGGTAATCATCATCTAGAACCTCTGCTAAGTTCGCAGAGTGCCCCTCATCTTCTGCTATTTCTTCCCGAGGGTCGAAGTCTATGACAACAGAACCGTCCTCTTGTGTATCTATCTGACTGCCTATTACGTCCATCATGTCCTCTGAAGAGGGCATCGGAGCTAAAGGTGCTTCAATTGCGGGTTCTATTGCCATAGTAGTTTCCTAGTTGTGTTTTTTGATTTTAACATTTATTATAGTATATGTGAAGTTAGCTTATTCAGTTAAGGAATTTAGGTAGTCCTGGTGCTTATCACCCATTGCCTTCTTGATATCCGCTTCGGAACCTATATATGCATTTACAGTGCCCCATCTACCTTTTATCTTACCTACAGTGTCCCCAATATCCTTTCCGAAGTCGTGATTAACGAAAGTAACCCCCATCTTCTTCCAGAACGGGTAGGCTGATTTCTTGATATCGTATATCTTAAACGGCTTGTTTGAGAACTCTGAGTTTACTAGTGATTCGATTACTTTTCTAGCGTGCCCCTGCTTTCTCTTATTGACAGGTATCTTAATATCTACAATACCTCGTATCTTGTTAGTAGCATCCTCAGTGAACACCTGTATACTGCCTATTTCCTGGTCTTTAGCGTTAGTAAAGTCCTCATCCATGTTAGCCATGTCGTAGATAATGTACATTCTACGGGTTTCGTCACCTTTAGAGTTACCTGAGCGCATACCGCCAACTAATGCTATATCATCATTCGACATCTGGTCTATCATGCCTGATTGCTGTCTTTCTAGGGGTTTTGATTGCCTGGAGTTTGTTTTGGTGTGTGCTTTCTTCCAAATGTCGTCTAACTGACCTAACCCTAATGATTCATTACCTTTTTTTGCTTTATATTTAAAGCTACCACCCAACTCTGTCTCTTCTAGCCAATCAAATTTTCTAAAGAAATCATCGTTTGTTACTTTGTAAATAACTATGTCTTGAGATGTTGTATCGGCAAATTTTTTCATTGCTTCCATAAACTTTGTTCCCAATCCTTTGTTCTTGCCTGAGACTGCTATGTTTGGCAAAAATATTACATCGTTTCCACCTATGTCTTTTTCAACACTTATGTTAAAGTAAACATCGTTTCCATCTACAGATATTCTACTTCCACGGTCTCCAATACTATTAGCAATGCCTTCAGGCACTTCAACATTTCCTGAGTATTCTCCACCAAGGTCTTTGGCAATAGAACTTTTAATAGCGTGCTTTTGGGTACTCTGCCTGTTAAACACTTTTGAAACAAACTTATTACTATCGCTATACTCCAAAGCCTCTTTTTCTATCTCACCTGCTTTTTTTTCTTGACTCTCAGTAATCTTATCTTGAGTCTGGAATAGCATTACTGCGTCGCCATCGGCGTCGGTTATCTTGGTCTCATACCACGTAAATCCTTTCTCATCGGTTACTTCGTGTAGGTCTGGGCGTATTTTCTCAATGTATTTATACATAGCGCCTTTTTTAGATATCTCATTTTTAATAGGATAGCCCCGTTTCCGGCGTTCTTTATTGTTCTTTCGTATAACCTTATTTAGTTTATCTATGGATTTATCGTTTGTATGATTAGCGTACCTATGTGCTATGTCTCTATTCCCGTGAGTGTTGCTGATTTGCCCTAGTTCAAACCTAGTGTTCGCATCTACCTGGTTTGAGAAAGTCTCGCCCGTCTTCAGTACCACCCCTCCTTCAGAGTTCTCGTTCACTGCTATGTATTCATCGCCCTCGTAAGTATATACCACCCAGCCGCTGTAGTTGTGTCTACCAGGGTGATTATCATCTAGCCTTGCACGCCATCCACCACCTTCCATCTCTTCTTTAAACTCTTGGGTCATCTCTGTACGTATAGTATCTGCCGCTTCATAAATAGATTCATTAGGGCTGTCTAAAAGGTCCTCAGCAGATGTATTCATTAACTCTGTTTCAGCTACCAGATAATCATTACTGTTTAAGGTATAAGATAGCAGGTGCTTCACTCTGTCTTTAAAAGACTCAGTGTCCATGTTATACTCAAAAGAATCACCATATTCCATAGTTGCTGTCTTAATGAAGGAGTTCAAGGTAAACTCTCTAACCGCACCATCGTTTGTATCTGCTACTACAATATCAAAGTCGCCAGCGTCTCTTAGACCGCCTTCGTCGTCATAGGTAGAGTCTGTCTTTCGTGTGACAATACCTTTCTCACCGAGATGGGTTTGAGCTTCCATTCCCACACTAACATCAGCCTCTGACATACGTAGCGAGTCCTCTACATCCTCTGTTATATAACCCTCAATAAGGGATATTGTGTGTGCTGTTGGGAATCTAGCTACCTCTGACCCCTTAAGCCAGGCGTCTCGTATATATGTATCAACTATAATTTCGTAGTTCTTAGGTGCAAATGCCTTAAACTGGTCAGACAGTCTTATTTCTTTTGCCTGCTCCTCGGTTAGTTTACCTTCAGTAGTCTTCGCTAGCTCCTCCAGAGTGCTTTCAAACACCTCTGCATACGGTGCAAGTGTATCAGCAGTCCATGCCCGAGGGTCTGTGCCCACTACAGGCTGTCCATCTCTAATTCTTTTGTCCCTAAATTTCTCTAGCGCACGGCGACCTTTAGGGGTGTTTTCCCTACGCATAGCAACGTAGGTGGATGTTGTAAGTACATCCTGAGGGGGTGTATACCCCTTAGGTACTCTAGCTGTTAGCGTCAGGTACTCCTTTCCATCAGTAGTTAACGCAGTCTCGATGGTATATTCCCTCTGAGGGAGGGTATGTACCAATGTATCATACAAGCGCTGCGCTGGCTCAGACAAGCCATCGGCTTTATTTCTAGAGCCTCCAACACCTGTCTCAATTAATAAATGGGCGCTGGCTACTCTAAACAAGGCTTCATTATCTACGGAAGGTGTTTTAAATACCTTGAGGATGTTATTTAAGTTCTTAGTGTCTTTATCCGCCTTTTTACGGTAGTAGTTACCCTCTTTTTCGTATTTATCATCTAGTCGCTTAGATATATCCCCCACTCCCTTAGAAGCCTCCCCTATACGGATATCTTGATTAGCTACGAACGACTCTACTATTTTTATAAACCCTTCCAAATCCTGGGCTGTGTCTACCTCAGTACCTATATTATCTGAGGTTACGGCAGGGTCTGAGTCGTTTCTGGTGAATGACTCCTTACCAATTGCGGCAATACGTTCATTTATTGTAGGCAGTAAGCCATTATCTACCCTCTTCTTGATTGAGTTGTATGTAACAGTACCTGGGTTGCTCTTACCACTATGGAACGCCGCCTCTTCGTTTACTGCATCGTTTATATAGTACAGCACCTTATCCATGTACTCATACTCACCCTCAAAGCCGCCTTTAGTTGTATACATAAAAGAGTCTTCAGTAAGAGTTTCACCTGCTGCTATAGATTCTTTCAGGGATTTAAGTGACTTTAGTGTGTTCTTAAGGTGTTTTTTACCTTTCTTATAGTCATTAAATGTACCAATAACCTCAGCCTCAGCTCTCTGGTCATCAGGCACTCCTGACATACGGCGCGCAATACTCTGCCCGCCCTCGTTGTGAGTGGCTCTTTCCCCTAGCTCGGTTATTTCCTTTTCTTCCATACGGCGTAGTTCTTTGTTAGACCTAGACAGCTTGTCGTCATACTTACCCTGAAGAGGGTCTGCCTGCCCTTCCGTCAGATAGGACACCTTTCTAGTACTACGTACGCCTGTTTTCTCTTCTTCCACGAAGGCTCTTAGGTGCCCATACAACCCTGCTTTGTTTTCACTCGCCCCATCAAAATTATCAATATACTCCTGCGCCTGCTCCTCAGTATCAAAAGACTCCCTAAACCCGCCGTTTTGCATATTATTGACATCAAAATTCTTCATTACTACATGGTACCTGTCTTGTGCGGACCTAATCTCTAAATCGTCCTTATATACCATAAGGTCAAAATCATCAGGAAAATGCCCCACTACACCATGCTCAAAGTTAGTATTAAGTAATAGTGCTTCGGGCTCGACATCGGTCCCTTCTCTACCAATATTAGATAGCCCATACCACGATATAGGCTGATTATTATAGGTCTGTTCAGACTGTATGATTGAAATGTCCAACAGTTCTTTCTCTATATCGGCAACAATATCAGACACTTTAACCTTCTCCTTGGTACCTTTTTTGCTCTTATACTGAGGTAGGTTTAGGACGTAGTTTATTATGGCCTTATCACGCTTGCTGGCCTGTTTTAAACCCCCTTTAATCATGTTCTCAATATGCGAAAAACTAACATCGTCCTTACTTCCTAACGCAGACTCCAGGAACTCAATCATTTTAGTGGTGTATTCTCTAGGACTCTTCTGGTACGCGGCTTTAGCCTCATTTATGTAGGCTGTATCTGGCTTAGATTTGATTATGCTATCTAAAGGCTTAGCGTCCTCAGACATAAACTCTCTATACTGCCTACGTAATTCTATTGAGTCTTTAAAACCGTCGCGCTTAAATGCCTGTACTAGGTCCTTTATCCACGCATAAAACTTCTTAAGGGGGGTCTCCACCTCTCTCTTAGTCTTGCCTACAAAAACCTCTGAAACCTCCTGCGTCATTATTTCCTCAATATCTACAACGCTTTTATTTGCGTTACCCTCTCTTTTCCGTATGATGTCAAACAGGGAGCGCCTATG